TTCCATGAACCGTTAATGGTTGTGTTAATACCGCGACCACCTGATCCTGCACGTTGAGTTGGGCCCCAGTCACTGGTACCACGCCCGCCAGGATATCCTTCAGGTCCTGCTGGCATTAGAATACCGTGGCTACCATAACCGTAACCTTCCCCTGGTACATCATATGCAACACCCGGTCTGTTGTGATGGTTTGAGTTGGCTGCTGAGTCGCCGCCCCAACCGCTGGCCCCACCTCCACCACCGCCTTGGTGATAACCATAACCACCGCCACTAGATCCTTCACGACCATTTCTTGCTCGGCTTGGATGTCCGCTGCCACCACCACCACCTAGACGTCCTTGGATGCCGTTGAAACTGGATGCCGTTCCATCTGCACCATCTGCACCTGTAGGCGCTCCGGGGCCACCAGTGCCAATACCTATAGGGTATGTGCCTGCTGCAACGGAAGTTTCACCTTGTTTGAAGCCGCCTGCACCACCACCACCACTGCCGTGTGTTGAATGGCCGCTGCCACCACCACCTACAATCATATACTCTACAGCTAGGTTAGTTGGTTGTAGATGTATAACTTCTTTGGGTGCATTATTTTTCAAAGCTACTTTTAATTGGCTTTCGCCTGTTTTGGTGAACATGTGGATTCTGTATCCGCCTGCTGTATAAACTATATCACCGCCCGTGATGTCAAATTTATCCAAAGTTTTTTCACTTTGTTTTAGTTTATCAACATTTCCTCTTACGCTACTAATAAATGGCATTTCATTCTCCTGAATATTTTAAACAATAAAGTCGGCATTGCCGGTGTATGTATGTACGTTGAATCCTGCAGCAACTGCCGGGGTGTTGGATGTTGCAAGCAGCAATGTGCGACTGTCTATTACCAACCAGCTGTTGCTGGCTCGTTTACGTATGGTTATTTGTTCGTTGGATGCGAATGTTCCAGTTTTACTGAGTGTGACGCCTGCACCTGCGGCCAATGTCAGCTTGCCTGCGCCAGTTCTAAGTATGTGAACTATCGATCCTGTTGGAAAAGCTGTAGAATCGGGAGGAACTGTGACTGTGGCAGCTGAAGTGTTGGTGAACACCACACATTGATCTCTGTCAGTTAATGCTAGTGTATAGTCGCTGGTTCGCGCCGCAGTATCAGTTATTAGAGCATTCACAGTGCCTTCAATTACTGCACTGCCACCTGATATTCTTCCACTTACACCTATACCACCAGTGACTACCAGTGTACCAGTGATGGTGCTAGAGGATGCCACGTTATCAGTTAGCAGCACACTAGCGCCAGCTTTGGTACCTGCACTGGTACCTCTAATTGTAATGGTTCCGCTATTGGATGTGCTGCCGTATACGTTGGCAAAGCTGCCCACTGTGGCTGTTAATTCACCGGTGCTGGGCACAAATGCCAAGTTTGTTCTGGCATTGGGTACCAATGTAGTTGGTACTGCACCAGACGCAGTTCCAAAAAATGGATAATGTACAGTGGCTGAAGCTCCAGGATCGGTAACTGGAATATTTCCGCCAGCACTTGACCAACTTAAATTGCCGCTGGTATCTGAACTTAACACAAATCCACTAGTAGCTGCTACTGCTGCTGGCCAAGTAATGGTATAATTAGCAGCCATATTAGCTGCGGCCTGCTGGGCAATATAATTAGTGCCGTTTCCGACCGCTTCTCTAAGTCGTAGATCGCCTTGATTGGCTATCGTAAGATCGCCTGTGACTGAAACATCCGCGGCGACAGCGACTATACCAGTTCCACTTGGATCTAGTGTAAGATCTTGGTTTGCTTGTGATGTTGATAAGGTACCGGCGCTGCCCTGTACGTTACCAATACTTTGTAATCCAGTTGTTTGTCCGCTCGTTCTTCGTCCCATGTTTTTACCCGCCTTATGCTGTTGATGTTTCTATGCCATACACTACTACACTTAATGAAGGTGTTGCGGTTGGTGTCTGTACCACCAAATATTTTCCCGCATCCATTACAATACCAGTACGTTCTAAAACGCCGTTGGCCACTAATGCAGAATCATACTCGATGTATTCTGAACCGTCTCCAGCTGGTGTAGCTAATGTTGATACTGCTATACGTATGTTGGCTGATGCACTGGAACTACGATTACATACATTTACAGAAACCACAGCAAATGTGGTTACTGGACAAGTGTACACCGTGGTGTTTGCTGTAGTTGTTATTGCAAAAGCGCCTAATCTTCCTGTTGCCATTTTGTTCTCCGTTAATTATTTAAAAAGTAATTCCATGCCACCGGGTAACCTCTAACACCTGCCTGGAAATTAAAGTTAGCTTTCATAGCTATGGTACCGCCTGTGGTAGTTGTAATCTGTTGACCTGATACACTGATAAATCCAGCCACTAAGCTATTTACGTTCAATGCTGCTCCACCGCCACCAATTTGTGCAGAAATATACGCTCTAATTGCTCGTTGTGTAGGCACAACGTTGTCTGAATTAGCAGTTAAGAATGGATCTGTGCTGAATTCTGTAATTGTTGCTGAATTTCCACCTAGTGTAATGTTACCCAATGATAGTTCTGCTAGACCTGCAATGTTAAATGCATCAGCATTCAATGTTGCAACACCTGTTGATTGCTCAATGGTAAACAATTCGCCAACTCGGAAGTTACCGTCTTGGTCAGTGGAGGTGTAGAACACTCGACCACCATTGCTGTCCACAGTTTCGTTGGCCTGTACTGGCACTTGGCTAGGCAATCCTGGATAATTGGTTTCAACAAAATTTCCTGTGCCAATGTCCAAGAAATCGTGACCTGTGAGTCTAACCTGACTGTAACGAATACGTGTGGTTATGCCTGTGCTGTTTGGAGGTGAATTAAATATTTTCATCTCTGGCGAAATTTGGAAGAATGATGCTCTTGCGCCGTCGACTGTGCCTGTTTCAGATAACACCTGTACCAATTTGTATACAGTGTCTGGCTGTGTGGCAAATACCACGTTGGCACCTGCTCTAGGCAAGCCTGTCATTCTCTTAACACCAATAAATCTACCACTTTGGAAATTATCTGCGTAACCGTCACCTAAGTCTTTTTCTACAATAGCTGCGTCATACCCTGTTCCGCGATTTTTAAAGCTGGCGTTTGCACAAACACCGTTGCCTGTTCTCACTACTGTAGGCGCTTCGTAAAGATTGTTAGGGTCAGTGATTGTGATTGTTGGAGCTGCTGCATATGCTGAACCTGGATCTGTGACTCTGATTGCAAAGATCTTCGAGTCTGAAACAAATGCACGAGCTTTAGCAGTAGCACCTAATATAGCACTTGATGCTGCTGTGGTTGAAGCGGAAGGAATAACAGCCCATATACCTGTTTGATTAGGATTGCCATGTACCGCTTCTAGCGCACCTGTGCCAGACGCACGAGTGATTGCTCTTGTGGTCCATACAATTCCGTCTTCTGAGCTGCTCATGTTATTGCTGCTGCTTTGTGTGATTAAGAAAATACCTTGTCCGTAGGTCACACGAGTCGATGTGCCGGATCCAATGTAACCGCTTGACCCAGTTGAGCTCCATGTTACTCCTTTGTTCACACTCCATGCTGGATTCACAGCACCATCACTGCTGATGGCCACAAATTTGTTAGCACCATAGGCCACGCTGACCCATGTTGAACTGGCTGGCAACGCACCTCCGGCAGTCCATGTAACACCACCGTCTGTGGTGTAGCTGGTAGCTGTGCCACCGGTGCTAACTGCAATCCACGCTCCCTGACCGTAAGTAATACTAGTCCAAGTTCCTGCTGCGGTACTACCGCCTGCAACCCATGATGTTCCGCCATTGGTTGAATAGCAAGTAGTTCCGTTAGAACCCAAAACCACCCAACGTGCAGTACCACTGACATTGCCGTAAGCAATACCCACTGCTATTCCACTCATACCACCTGGTAGAGCGCCACCCGAAGTCCATGTTACACCACCGTTGCTGCTGTAAGCATTGACTGTGGTGCTAGAACTTACTGCTATCAGGTGGTGGGCGATCGGTGTAGCTGTGCCCGTACCTGATCCTACACCTGTGGCTACAAAGTATTGACCAACTAAATTAGAAGCTGCGCCTATAAATGTGAATACCGTATTACCTAATGTGGTGATAACATATGATCTACCTACCACAAATGCTCCTGCAGTTTCTATCACAGTTAATTTACCAGGAGCTATACTTACCCAGTTCGATGTTGACGGCAATGCAGTAGCATTGGCTGTCCATGTTGTTCCGTTTGCGGAAGTATTAACATTGCGTGAACCGCTAGCCACTGCTACAAAGTTTCCGCCTGCTCCAACACCTTCGTGTTCGATGGCTGTGATTGCACCAGTTGTTGCATTTACTGCTGTTATTGTCACTGTGATATCATTGGTAGTAGTTGCTCCGCCTACTGCTGTGCCTAATATTGTAATGGTATCTAATCTAGCATATCCCGTACCTGCTGATGTCACCACCACAGCTGTATATCGCACACCTTTGCGAACTACAGTAAACACAGCACCTGTGCCTGTACCGGAAGTTGATGCTGCTGCTACGGTCTGATAAACTGCTCTAGATGGAGCATAAATCGCATCTGAATATGTCTGTGCTGTAGCTAATGTTCTTGCAGTAGAACTGTAAGTTGGTGAAGTAAGTTGTACTCTAGGTTCAACAATATAAGTTGATGAAGCATCTGGTGCTACTATAGCAGTTCCAGTTACTATGTGATCCCAGCCTGAGCCGCCTGTGCTTTCCTTAGTCACCGTGGCAATCTTGGTACCTGCTGTAAATGAATCTATAATACCAACTTGACCTGCACCTGCACCCGAAGTTACAATTACCTTCATACCTACATAAGCGCCGGTAATTTCATCGTCGGTAGCAGCCAGTGTTATCTGTGTGGTTGTACCAGCCTGTGCTGTGTTTGCATTAGATAGATAGCCTGTGCCTCCAAAGTTTCCATCAACTTCAGGAGCTGTAGTACTGTCGTCTACGTTGTCTATAAGTCTAACTTGGAATACCGCACCGTCACGGAAATCATCTTGTTCAACACTGATTCCAGCGCCGCCGCCTGATACAGTCCACGTGATTTCTGTATAATCCTGACCTGCGTTATCGTATTCATATTGAAGCAGCTTGTCGATACCGTCTGTGAGCACGGATCCAACGTCTGCAACATATGATTTATTATCTACTACACATAATATCGGGGTTTCAGTAATATCAAACCCTTCTGCTACTGAACCAAAATCACCGTAGGAGTTATTGCCGTTAGTGGCTCTAATACGGCCGCCTGCTTCAGCTAGGTAAGCAACGTGTGCGTAGTATGAGAATACAGAAACAAGTTCTGCACGACCGTTGTTGGTGATCCATGCACCAATACCGTCCGATATTACCTGCGTAAAGTCATTAGATACGATAGAGTCATTACCGCCTGCATGCAAATCGCCATCAATCTTTTGGCCGATAGCAGCGGTTCCAAATGTAGTAACGTTCTGTACATATGGTGAACGTTTAACAATCCATGTGCGGAAGTCATCTGGACCCCATCCTGGATCTAGTGAACAAAACGCACCAGCACTTACTCTAGAAGTACCGTATTCGTTTGGAGCAAGAAGATCACCTGTGAGTCCTTGCAGTGTTTGATTACGAACACCTGTGCCGTTACGCAGATAGTACATGTCTTCTTCAAGACTTCCAGTAACTGCATTAGAATAGTATCTTGCTGCTAGTCTAGATTTGTAGTTTCCAGGATACTGTAGATCAAATTTCAATGCGTCAATATAACGACCCACATCTCGCAAGCAAGCTGCACTGTCATAGTACAAACTCACAGTCATTGACCCGCTGGCGATAGATAGGTCAACAGCGGTGTTTGAATTCCTAGTTGCGGAAATTTTAAATGACGTGGCACTTACCACGTTTTGAATGTAATAAGTTGTTGCTGTGCTCACCCCGCCAAATACTGTGCCAGTAAATCTAACTGCTGCATTTCTCTGCATCCATGCTGTGGATGTGCAGGCAAATAAATCTGTGGCTGCTGTAGATGCTGTGACTGTTGTGGTATAAGTTGAAGAAATATAGGCACTGATTTCTGCTGTGATATAAGATCTATTTCTTTCTAGTTGTAGTCTTGCCCAGTCTGCAGCTCGTATACCAGTTTGACATACACTGCCTTCGTTGGTAGCACCGTAGACAATGTCATCTAACAGTGTCATCAATGTTTCAATGCGAGCTTGTGCTGTGGCATTGCCGCCTACGTTGGCGCTGGCCAATCCTTTAACATAGGTAAATGCAGCTCTAGTGGCAGTTTTCTGATTCAATGTGAATACATCAGCAGCCGTGGCTCTCAAATATGAATACGCAGCTTCTCTAGTTTTAAAATTGCTGTTAAACATAAAGTCGAACATCACTGCTTCTAAGATCAATCTTACATCACGCTCACACTTGGCACTGTTGTAGACCAATGCTGGAAAGTTAGTAGTAATGTAAGTTGTACTAGCTGTAACTATGGTTTCTTGTGCAGCATCTAGAGTCACTGCGGCTGCTATCAATGCAGTGGTTGATGACACAGCATTAGTTGCTGTTGGGTAATCAATAACTTCAAGATCAATGTCAAGACTAGTGCCGTTGGTAAATGAAGTCAATACTGCACCACCGTATGTAGCCGCCAGTTGGAATGTGTTGGCAGTAACAGTACCCACTACCCAATATTTGGTGCCGTTAACTAACCCGTTGGCAGTGATTCTTGGAATAACTGCATCGCCTACTGCTAATCCGTGTGCAGTAGAGGTCAATGTGTTCAATGTAGCTACAGTGGTCACATTGATTTGGGGTGTGTTTCCTTCTGTGCTGTCGCCTTGGATAATGTTGGTAATAATATCTACCAATGCACCTACAGTAGCGTTGGCAGCAGACCCGCTTGTTAGATTTGTGCTGTCTGTCCATTGTGTAGCAGTGTTAGCAGCAGATTTAGTCACTGTGGTGTTGGCAATGATCTGCTGTACCACTGCTTTTAATCTACCGTAAGCGGCTACAGTGGCAGCAATTTCTGTGCTGTCGATCTGTAGACTGGTACTGTTATCGCCGTCAAAGTATGCTGTTCCAGCGTTAAGAGTGGCCCAAGTTCCGCCATAGGTTAAATCATAGACCATAGCATCAATGATAAAGCCTACATCTCGCTTGCATTTAGTCTTGCTGTATTTTACTGAACTGAAATTTGCAGTCAGCCAAGCAGTAATTTCTTCCTTGATAAATTCTTTATTTTCTTTTAGAAGTGTTCGTGCATCACCGAATCCTGATAGGAATGTAGTATTATATCCTGTAGGATTTGCAGAACTCTCCATGTGAGTAGTTCCAATCTTAAAGTCGATTTGGTGTTGCATTGTTCTGACTAATCTCTGGATGTCAGTTACTTCTACAGAACTAGCATAAGGAAACTCAGCACTTTGAATAGCTGTATTACCTGTGCTTTCAGTTACATTTGTACCTAGTATAACCTGTCCAACCACAGTTTCTAATCTGGTCAACGCACCCATGCTGTATTTGGCATCATCTCGACTGGTTATGCTGCCTGCTGGCCCAGCATTGGTCGAACGAACTTCATCACCTAACACCACAGTTTCTGCTGGAACAATGATAGGCAGTATTTCACGATATTGACCAGTTTTGATATTAATATTATTATTTGGTACAATACGTTCTGGAAGATTGGTTGTGACTTGCTCTGTTAATGCTGTGATAACAATATCAATAAGACTATCTATAGTAGTAGTAATACCAGTTTCAGCTACATAGTCAGTGTCGATATACTGTGTGACTATGGCAGTAGAATCTAAGGCCAGTGTTTGATACACTGTGGTTGGTACTTCGTTGGCCAACACATCCACCAACAACAATTTTAATTGTTCGTAGGCTGCAACACCTTCGTCTGCTTCTGCAGCCAATGTTACATACGGAACACTTTCTTCTGGGGCGGAAAGTTCCCCAGTTTCTCCGAATGCTCCTAGTAAACTAAAAGCAGCGGCACGCATTTTTAAGTTACCGCCATGCCCAATATCCCAAATTAATCTATCAATGATAAATCCAACATCTCGCTCACACTTGTATTCGTCATAATCAAATGCTGAAGTAAATGGTGCAATATTGTTAGTAACTTGATAATCAATCCAGCTGGTTATTTCTTTTTGTATAAATGCACGATTCAATTCTAATAGATATTGTGCATTTGGATTCATTGGTCCGTTGTCTACCTGTTCACAGGCATAACGAATTGTTTTCCAAGGTTTATCTAAAGTTGCACCGCAATCGGGCCAAGGTCTATCTTCGCCGTCTGTTGATACAAAATAAACATGGTTAGTGCTGCCCCAAGTGGTCCATTCTGGAATCCCAGTTGAACTTACACGCAGAACTTGTCCTTCTGTACCTACTGGTAATCTTGTAGGGCCTGCTCCACCGTAATATACCAAATCGCCTGTGGTGGTTAATACGCTGGTTTCAGTTCCAGCAGCTACCAAGTTCCAATATGTTCCTGTGGCATCAAGGTCTGGCCGGCTTAATGCTTGGCCGCCGCCTTCAGTGCCCAGCGTAGATCCGTCATCGCTGTCTGATCTGTGCTGCAATACGCATATGTAAGAACTAGATAAATGTCTTACAGTATCACCAGCATTGTATTCTGTATCATCTGCCCAGGTTCCTCTCCAGTTCATGCCTGTAGAGATCACTGCCCAGTATGCTGTGTTTGGTGGCTCGCCGCTGATAGTAGCAGTCATTGACCCTGCAGCATCTGCAGTTACATTGTATGTTGTGCCACTAGATGTTGTGCTGATAGTAATGTATCCAGCTGCTACTGTTCTGACGTAGTATCTGCCTGAAGTAAAAATTCCTCCAAAGGTACTACCAGTGAATCTCACTGTCATTCCTGCTACAATCCCTGTGGTTGACGCTATTGTAAATCGGTCATTAGAGGCTGTAACATTGGTTACGGTATAAGTCGCGCTTGGACTATCAGCGATTGCGATATAATTATTACCGCCGTGTGTGACCACTTCACCTATTTTATATGAAGTTCCTCCTGCCCAACTCTGTTGGAAACTTAGTCCTTCTGCAAACAGATCCCAATTAGTGGTACCTGTTAGAGGATTTGAATTTGTATGCTGTGTTTTAGCAACATAATTATTACCACCGTACTTGACCACATCACCTGGTTGGTATGCAGTAGCACCACTCCAATTACTTTCGTATTCGAGACCTTCAACGTATTGTGCCCAATTTGCAGCGTCTGTTGCAAACGCTGCGGAAGCTGAGTGTTGTGTGGTACAGATCCATAGACCCGCTCCGTATTTTACAACGTCATTTAATTTATAACGAGTTGCTGTGACCCAAGTTCCTAGATATTCTTGTCCTTGTGTATACACCTGCCAATTTGCAGATGCATCTTCTAAACCCAATGCAGCAGTGGCAGCACTTGTGTGACCTGTGATACAGATATAATTAATACCACCGTATCTTACAATGTCATTGAGTTTGTATCTTGTTGAAACAGTCCATACATCTTTCCAGTCGGTGCCTTCAACAAATTGATTCCATGCAGCAGAGTTGTTTTCTAGTCCTAGTGTAGCTGTGGCAGCAGACGTGTGCCCGTCTATGCAAACATATATGGTACCACCATATTTTACTAGATCGCCTTCTTCGTAGGTAGTGCTGGTTGCCCACACATCTCTCCAACGCTGGCCGTCGGCCATTAGATTCCATTTAGTCGGAACTATGTCTAAATCAACATTAAAATTGCCGTTGGCAGTGTGTCCAATTTGGCATAGATATACTTTTCCGCCAAAACGAACCACGTCATCTTTGTAATAGACAGTGCTTGCAGCCCAAGCACCTTTCCAAACAAATCTAATTCTACCTAATTTAAATTCTGCCATCGTACACTCCAGTATCTATATTTATGTTTATTTCATACTACGGTAAAACATGGTCTGTGCTACATAACCTTCACCTACTCCAGATGCATTGCCTGAAAAATCTGCTACAACATCTACATTTATGGTCAACCCTGCAGTATTTTCTATAGCAGTTGGTCCAATTTTAACTGTACCAGCAGTAACACTAGGTGTTAACAGATCTTCGCCGCCAACGTTTAATCTGCTATTTAGATATGATCTAATTGCTCGTTGTGTGGGAATAATGTTATTTGAGTTTTGTAAAAATAACGAATCTTTACTGAACTCTCTAATTACTGCTGTGGATCCTACGTTAATTCCCGCCAATCGTAATTCTGTTAAGCCTGTTAAATCAAAAAATTCTGCGCTAATAGTAATAATACCGGTGGCCTGTTCTACAGCAAACTGTTCACCTGCACGGAAGTTGCCGTCTTGATCAGTTGATGTATAAAACACTCGACCACCATTGAGACTCTGCACTTCCTGAGCTGGTTCAGTGGTAAAATCGTAGTTGATATATAGGTCTGGATAATTGGTTTCTTCAAAATTCCCAGACCCCACATCTAAGAAATCGTGTCCAGTGATACGTACCTGACTGTATCTTTCACGGATTATTACTTCCATGCCGTTTTCAATACCTTGAATCAGTGTCGAACTAGGACTGATCTGGAAAGTTGCCCTGATAGTCCCGTCAGCCATTTCTTCTTGATTAATTCCAACGATCACCGCTATCCTGTAGGCACTATTTCCAGCGATATAAAACTGCGCTCCGGGTCCAGGTATCACTGTGAGGCCGTCTAGTGTGATAAACTTACCGTTGGGTGTTTTATCAGCAAAGCCATCGCCAGTGACTGTGATAGTTGTTGTACTGGTCTTGTAGGCACTGCCTTTGCTGATAAAGGTAGGCTGGGCCAATGACGCATCTGCCAGTCTTGTTCTAAAAGTTGGGTTTTCTAATTTATTAGGATCAAAGACAGATACAGTAGGTTCGGATGCATATCCGCTACCTGGTTCCCAAATTTTCATACTGCTAACAGTGACACCACCTAACACAACTCTACCTAATGCTCTAGCACCTGTGTAAATTTTGTTTAAAACAAAGCTGGTAGATATCGGAGCTGCTATCCAAGTTGGTCGATTATTTGATAATGTACTGTCACCTAATGTTATATCGGGATTTCCAAAAGCAATAACTCCCCATTTCTGTTCAGATGCTAATGTTCTTGCAGTCCAAACTATGCCATCATATGATGTAGCAGCATAAGAACTTTCTTCTAGCAAGGTAGGATCTGCACCTATATCCCTAAATCCTGTATCGCCTACGGCAAAGAATACTCCTTGCCCGTATCTAATCTGCTTCCAATTGTGTGATGTAGACCCGTCCTGTGATATCACAGTGGCTGGCAACCACACAAATCCATCAAAGCTGTAGGCAACATCACCGGTGCTGCTTATTGCTACAAATCTTCTATTACCATATGCTATGCTGACCCAGTCTTTGGCACTAGAATCTGCAACAGCATCCATGATAGTACCTTGCCAAGTAAGAGTTGTGCCATTCCATGTTCCCACAGCTGCTATGTTTCCGGAATTCGCCAACGCTACAAATTTATCGTAACCGAATGCAACATCAACCCATTCGTTTAATGTAGAGTCGCCGAATACTGGTAATGACGACGATGCCCAAGTAGTGCCATTTGTAGAATAAGCAGCTGAATTAAGATTGCTGGCCACAGCTACAAACACTCCTTGAGACACAGTAGATAGTTTTCCGTACACCACCCCTGACCAATTTCTGCTGCTAGGCATAGATCGTATAGTCCAATCAACGCCATTGATGCTTGATGCAGCATCTGCACTGCCCGAAGAAATAGCTACAAATTTATTGTCGCCAGTTGCTAGGCATTTCCAATTTCCGTCTGTAGGTAAATCAAAAGAATCCCATGTATCGCCGTCGGATGAGTATCTGCCAAAATGGCCGCTTGACGGAGTAAGAATAAATTTTCCACTGGCCGCAATTAGAGTATCATCAGCTACGATATATGATATTAATGAATTTGTGCTGTCATCTGATACATCAGTAACCGTGAGTAGAATATCGTGTTCACCTGTTATTCCGCCTACATCATCTCCGACAATAGTCACAGTATCGCCGACTGTGTATCCTGCTCCGCCGTCGGTTACCAAGGTTGAATAAGTTCTTCCTGTTTTTATAACGGTGAATCTAGCCTGAGCTGGCAGTATTTCCACAGTTGTGCCTGTGCCGTTGGTACCAGTAACATTGGTAAATGTTTGACTGGTTTCGCCATAGGCAGCAGCAGCCCAAGCTTCAGCTGTAGGCAAGTTGATAGTAGTAGCAGTAAACCCAGGTTCACTAAAAATAGGTCTAGGTTCTATACGATATCGTGTTCCTGTGGTCAGCAGTGCAGCCGACGGAGTTCCGGGCAGCACATGATCCCAACCTGGTAGATCGTCACTTTCTCGATAAACACTAATAACTTTTGTAGAGTCGTTATACGCCTGTATGTAACCGTACTGGCCTGTACCTTCTCCAGATATGATTAGTATTCTCATGCCAATGATCTGCGCTTGAACAGCATTTTCTGCAGTGGCCAATGTTATTGTTAGCGGGCCTCCGGTCTGTGCCTGGTTACCGCGTTGCGTAAATCCAGTGCCGCCGGTGAGCACCTGACATTCAAACATTGAGTTATCACGGAATTCTTCTTGAACAGCAATAGCACCTGCACCAGAACTTGTTATATCATAGGTTGCAGTGGTATAATTTTGTCCGCAGTTTGAAAACTCCAAGCCTAAAATATAATCTAAAATTTCTCCAGCGTAGGCCGCTGCTACCACTGCTTGTTCTGTTTGAGTATTAACATTGCCGTATCTCACAGTTTCGTTGGGATCAATGCCGTCTGCTACTGCTCCAAAGTCACCATACGAACTGTTGCCGTTGGTAGCACGAATAGTTCCGCCGTCCTCAGCAAACATACCTATATGGCAATAGTACGTAAACACTGAAACCAATTCAGCACGACCGCCATTGGTGATCCATGCACCAATACCGTCCGATATTACCTGCGTAAAGTCATTAGATACAATGGATTTATTTCCGCCGTTGTGTAGTGCTCCATCAACTTTTTGGCCGACAGCAGCCGTTCCAAATGTGGTAACGTTTTGAATATAGTGACTTCGATTAATAATCCATGTTCGTGTATCGTTAGGTCCCCATCCAGGATCAAGACTCACAAATGCTCCTGCTGTAGGTATACTATATACCGTGCCTGCTACAGGAGATGGTAGCACCCCGCTAAGGCCTTTCAGCGTCATATTTCTAATGCTTGTGGTATCTCTTACATAGAACATGTCTTCGAGTGCGCTGCCGCTCACAGCGTTGGCATACAATCGACCGTGTAGAACCGATTTATAATTTCCGGGATATCGTAAATCATATATCATTGCGTTGATAAATCTATCAATGTCGTTGGCCCAGCGGGCAGCGTCATACACATAAGAAATATATGTGTTGGCCATGTAAGCATCAACTTCTGCCTTGATACATTCTCTATTAGCTTCTAAAATAGTACGTGCATCTATTCTATCAATGTCGGTTGTAACTGTGTTATTTCCTGTTACTGTTGGGTTTGTGCCAGTGCCTGTGAGCTTGTACTGGATTATTGAGATTATACTGCTCCATAATGCATTAACAAACGCTGCGCCTGTGGCAGAGGCTGGGTTGGTAAAATCCTGCGGAACAGTATTGCCTGTTAATAAATTAGCAGGTATTCCTCGAATGATGTTTCCTAATTTTGTTCCTATATAGATTATACTTTCTAAAAATTTAACGTGATCTGTGACATACACAGCTATCGGTTCGTTGGCACGGATAGTCACTGATCTCAGTTCTTCACCAAGTACGGCCGTTCCAACAGGAATAATCAATGGTAATACTTCTTGATATTCACCAGTGGATACTTTTATGATAGTTGTGCCTGAATACCCATCATCAACTGTTTCCAACGCATATCTAACTGTACGATACGGCTTGAAGTAGTTTATGCCTCGTTGTGGGTCATCGTCATCCACTCCATCAGTTCTAACATAGTAGATTCGATTTAAAGAACCCCACGTGGTATAGTCTAGGTCGCCTTGATTATTTTCAACATATAACAGTTGATCTTGGGTACCGATAGCTACACTTATGTTACCGAATGTACTACCATCATCTAAAGTATATATTGTACTACCATCTTCAAAAATACTTCTTCTAAGACCAAATGACAATATGTCGCCTTGAATAGTAAGAGCATTATTTTCATCCCCTACTACTAGTGTGGTCCAGTATGTGATGCCTTCGCCATTGTCGCCTGGAAAATTTGCAAAATCACTGAAATGAGGGGTAGTGGCAATGTATGCTATACCTCTAAAATATGCCACGTCGTAGAGATTATAGCTTTCGTTGAATCGCCAAGGGCCTCTGACATTTTGTGCAGCAACTACCACTTGCCAATTAGAAGTATCCAACGGCCTCAAAGAGCTGTCGTCTTCAAATTGATTTATTAAACTAACCCACAATGCGCCACCGCGTCTTATTATGTCGCCTTCTCGATATTGATAGTTGCCTTGAGAATCATATTCTCCAATGAATCGTATGCCTTTGGTTATCACAGTCCAGTCTGGATTATTTGACCCCGATGCGTCAACACCTGGTTGACTGTTGTAACTGTTTAGGGCCGATACATAAACCACACCGCCGTATCTTACTACATCACCTATGGCATAATAGGTTTGAAATCTCCATTCGGAGTCAAATTCAAAGCCGGATAGATATGTTTGAAAATTTGCATTAACAATGTTTGTAGATGATGTATGTTCTGTGATACATTTTAATATACTACCGCCATATTTTACTAAATCGTTTTGTCTATATCTGGTAGAAGTTTGATAAGAACCAACATAGGTATAATTTTCTACTAACACCGACCATGTTTCGGCAGTGCTGTCTTCTATGGTATCGTTGTTACCTACTGCTATTCCTTCAGATAATGTTCCAGCAACGTGTTCTAGAGTACACTGATAAGTGTATCCATTGTATCTTACAGCATCACCTACTTTATATCTAGTACCATCGGCCCACGTATTTCTAAAATTAGATCCTGTGGCAAAAATTTCAAATTTATCTGCGTTTGTGTTAAAATTAGTAGACGATTGATGTGATACTATGCATAGGTAAAGATTGCCGCCGTCAACAACCAGCACACCTGGGTCGTATCTAGTACTAGCAGTCCACGGACCTAGAAATTTCCTACCTTCAGTGGTTTTAACCCATGCTGGTGATGGGTCGGTATTGCCTGCTGGAAGATACGTCTGCGCATCATCAAATACCGAAGATTCATGTTGTCTTATACAGGCCCAAGATGCACCTTGATAGAATATAACATCATCTTTATAATAGGTCACTGAACTAGCTGACCAGTTGCCTCTCCATGTGTATCTAAATCTTGTTATTCTAAACTCTGCCATTGTCTGGTCCTAATTAAGTCGAAATACCAGTTGGATATGAATATCCTCTGTTTATTCTAATAGTAAACATGCCTTCACCATCTACGTAGTAAAACAATGCTCGATTGTCCCATTTATACTGAGGGTATTTCATATTTTCATTTATTAATTCATGCTCTTCATCTAGCCCATCAAAGTAATCTACACCGGCTTCAAAATTGTCATAGTCTTCTTCTGGAGGGCCTGGTATGTTTAATTCGTAGGCTCCTAGATCTGATAGTTGATCACTTCGCACCAAAAATAATTCACCGTCTTCATTCCTGCGTAGCCCGTACCAATATCTAGGACTATCTCCTAACGATTCAATGGGTGTTGTACCTAAATAATATGGACTGGTCATAATTATTCCTTAAGAAATTTCTACATAGCTCACTGTGGCATCTACACTATCGGCAGTATCAACTGTAAGTCTTAATTCGGTGTTAGAAGGCATAATTAGTTTTTCTCCGCCAGTAACTACTTTTATCGAAGTGTTTGGGGGTATCGCTATGCCTTTTACCAAATAACTAACTGTGGTGTCTTCTCCAACAACTTGTATATCTGCGATCACTGTGTCATATTCTGTGACATTGGCTAAATTGCATCCTATTACTGTGGCTCTAACACCTGCACCCACTGCTAATATATCTGTAGGAGTAGTACCTACGCTAGTAACTAGACTGTGTTTAAATATCGTTGGCATGTTTTATCCTAATGTAAGAGCATAGACTACTGCTGTGGCTTCTGCTTCAGCAAGACTTACTGCACCAGATGATCCAGCAGGACTAGCCCATGTTGACCCGTTCCAAATTTCTAATGCGTTAGAGTCATTGTTAAATCTAGTCATGCCTAACACAGCATATGCTGTAGGTCTTTGTGCGTTTGATCCTACTGGGGGCACAAATCCGTTAGTGCCTGCTAATTTAAAATAACCTGTTCCGTTTTGCACAATCTGAGAAACAACGTTAGACACTTGGTTAGTGATTACATTGTCAACTATACGGAAATTACCTAGTCTAACACCGCCCGCGCCGTTGCCGTCAATGTATAGATCTTGTCCTGTTGTTGTGGTAATTTCATTATCACGGAACATCAGGTTTCCAATGTCCATCGAAGGAACTATCAGTGATGAAGTGTACAGAGTTCCGGTGTACACAGCTCGCCATCTGTATGTGGCGGATCCTAAATCGTAGGTGTTGTCAGTTTGAGGAACTAGGTCACTGCGAATGCTGGCGTTGATTACGATGTTGTCTGTGAGCGCATCACCAATTTGTATGTTTCCGCCGATGACCACATTACCTGTGGCATTGATATTGCCGGTGACTACAAGATCGCCTGTGATGTTGGTGTTAGCTACGATGTTAACAGTACCAGAGCCGTTGGGATCTAGTTCTATGCTACTGTTACTAACTGTGGTTGATATGGTACTGCCTTGCAGTTGCAGATCATCTATCTGTAGTCTTGAATGGTATACTGTGGCTTCGCCTGCTGCCGCAGTAAAAGTTATAGTGTTTGAATCGCTGGTTATTGTGTTGCCTGTGAAATGCAGGCTACCGATATTCAGTTGATTATCTACGGTGATGTTTGTAGAGCGGAGGTGTCCGTTGACGTCTAGGTCAGTGGTAGGTGATGATGTCTTTATCCCGATACGAGAGTTAACAACATCCAAATAGAGTAAGTCGGTCTCGAATGCCAAATTTTCGCCTGCGCGAAGAAGATTTGACTTCAAGAGCTGACCGGAAATACGACCAATCGCCATTAGCTCTCCACATAAAGACACCGGGTTTCACGGATTACCAGATTTTCAGCTTGCGCTCTTTGTCGGTATACCACAGTCGGATTTTACAAGGATTTGGCCAACCCTAGCAATTACAAGTATTTATGCAGATTGAAAATTTAGCCGAGTATGAGAGCGTAAACGTTACTTAACTCATTCATGATTTCTGTAGTAACTTCAATGCCGCCGCCGGTGGAAACTGCCCATACCGTTCCGTCAAAACATTCTAAATATTCTCGTTCGGTATTCCACCGTGTTTCTCCTTCGTCTGGAGAGGCTCTACGATCTAGATCAGAACCCGACGGTATAACCATAGCATTTGTACCACTGATGCTATAATATCCGGTACCCGATGAGGATAAGGTCAACGGGGTGTTTAATAAGTTTGTGATATCGTTGCCCTGCCATTTAGTACTTTCTATAAATGTTATTCCAGTATAAGGATTTAATATAATATCATCGTTGCTCTGCTGAGCTGAAATTTTATTAATAACTCCATTGATAATTGTTTGATCGCTGATGGTAACAGACTGTGGCTGAACTCCGCTGCCCGGCCATGCTCCGTCTGTAAAATATTGCCATTCTGGAGTATGCAGCTCTGCCCAACGTCGTTGGCTAGAGTCTGCGGCATCTGCACCTAACGCATAAGTCAAATCGTCGCCCGGAATAATACTTTGAGTAAAATCTGTGTTAACAGTCACGGTGTCTAGAGTCTGATCACCAAAAGTCAGTGTACCTAGACCTGTAAGATTCCCACTCATAGAAATATTGCCGCTGACTGCAAGATCGCCTGTGATGTTGGTATCGGATAACAACTGCACTGTGCCCGATCCGTTGGGGTCTAACACTATGTTGCTGTTAGAAATACTGGATATAAGATTACCGTCTAAGATAAGATTAGCTGTGGTAAGTCTATCGTGAAAAATTTCACCACCACCGTTGATGTAAACATCAATTCCACCTACACTGGTTGTGATGGTGTTTGGAGCATTGAATCGTAGATTACCTGGAGCAAGTTGTGTGACAGCAGTGAGCTCGTTGGCATATATGTTATTGTTTACATCTAGCGTATAAACAGGTGTTGCATCTCGTATACCAATCTGTTGATTGGTTACATCAAGATAAAGTAGACTGGTTTCAAACGCAAGATCAACCCCGGCACGTAGCAGATTATCTGTGAGTACCTGTCCACCTATGCGCCCTAATTGACTCATGGTTAGTTGGCGTATCCGTAGTATACAGTTACGTAAACTGGATTACCGCCTCCTCCGCTTGCTGGTACTGCTGATCCAAATGTAAGATAATATCCAGCTACACGCACCTTACCTGTGCCTGTGGGTGTTCCGCCGCTCTTGGTAAACACTGTGCCTACTGTGTTAGCAGCTGCTCCAAACGATGTAAATGTTGTAGAGCCTACTGAGGTAATTACATAACTGGTACCGTTGTTAGCACTGCTTAATGAAGTAGCATTGATTTCAGCACCTGTTCCTGTGCTTGTGGGATTTTGATTTATTGTAAAGTTAGTGGTAGAAATCTGCATGACGTTTTCTACCAACACAATAATATTGTCTGCACTGGCAGCATATGCTGGAGCATAGGTAGTATTTAATGGACCAAAAATAGTGGATGTGCCGTCGCCTGCCGGAGTTAATTGTTCTTTGACAATAGCAGAAGCTAACGGACTGGCTACTGTAACCCATGCTCCACCAACATAGGCTTCTAATGCAGGAATAGTTGTGTTGTATCTGATTGTGCCGTTGGCATCTGTGGGTTGTCTTACTCCGGTTAACTGCGGGCGTTGCGCAGTTGTGCCTTTAGGCAGCATCATACCGCCGTTGGCATTAACCACCACTCTATTACCAGGCCCGTTACCTGCAGGATAATATATCAATGCGCGATCATTGATACTAAATTTAGATATGTTTTTGGTCTTTAAGAATTTCATACTGCTAGAGCACTCACAGTAACAGCCAACTTAGCAGCCGATGATGTTCCAACCCATATAGCGTCGCCACTGGCCAACACCATACGTTCTTCTGAGAAGAACACAGTTTCACCTGCTGGTATTACAAGTTCACTTACTATGCGATTTCCTGGACCATAGCTTAGACCGTTGCGTACCACATAGATGCTGACTGTAACTGCATCAGCAGTTTCATCTGCGGTAGATGGAGTTATAGTGTTACACAATGCTATAGTAGTTACTGCATTTTCTCTGCCAACTACGCCGCCTGCAATAGGAGCACCTGTAGTCGAACTGGTAAAAACTAGTACAGGTATCGTGACATTGGTGGAGTCAATTAACGATAGTGTGCCTAGGGGGTTTTCATAATTTCTTATCATAGTTGTCTCTTAAAATAGCATACTGAATACCAGTGCTTTGTTTTTACTTATCAGCTCGCCGTTCTGTTTAGCTACTTCTGCGCTGTCATTGACAAAATATAATCCTGTGGTTCCTATACTAGGTGAGGCTGCATACAGTAACACACTGTTTGACACATAGCTAGGAATTACTCCAATGTTTTCTACTTGAATTGCATAGTTGGTCTGTAATTTACCAGTTCCTTGTGTTCGTACATAGACGTTTTCGTTGGTGATACCTGCTCTAGAAGTTATTTCATTGCGATCAGGACCGCCGCCCATTTAAATCGC